TGTTACTTGTCTTGTGTTCTCCCACGTTGACACCCGGGGTTGAGTTTGTTGTGGGCTTGACCCCATTTTTATTTTGATTAGACAAGAGTCTCTCCTTTCATTGGTTTAGTTTTAAAGAATCCTTTATACTTTGGATTCTCATGCATGAATAGCCTAGAATAAAAGGCTATATAATCATTACTTATTTTAAAGTCTACGTCTGACGTAGTGATGGCTGTCTCCCATCTGATACGACCTACGATTAACCATGGTGAACATTTCTTTGCACCACTATTAATAGCTTCGTGTGTATACTGATTGAAGTATTCGTATACATGTGGGTTATCTTTATGATACTCCCACCATTTGTTTTTCTTTTCTCGATATGTCATCATGGCTGTACACTCATAACTGATTCGACATCCTCGCTTTTAGGATGACTACTAACTGGATCATAATGCATGTATATCTCTTCAGCTTCTTCCAATGAAGTAGCCTCAACAATATAGAAATGTTTTGTAGTTTCTATAGTTTGTACTTTATATTTAGCCATCGTTTATCTCCTTAATATGTATGGTTAATGCACCACGTTTGTTGCGTTTGATTGATAGTTTGTCTGTGTAAACCTCACGTTCATTAGGTTCTACAAGAGACTTGAGTTCTTTCTTTGCATTCTCAAATATTTTTGTATCATCAAAGTGAGCAATGTAATGATGCTGTAATTCTATAAAGAAGTTATCTTTACTAGCATCACGTGTAACCATATTGTCTATGGTCATGTGCTGTACACCAGTAGGTAATTCATTTGGCATGTCAGCTTGTGGTGGTATGTCTTTCTGAACATGATTCCAAAAGTCTTGTAGTATAGGTAACATACGATTCCATTCATCATCGTTACGTTCTACTAGTTTACATTCCCATTGGTTGCCGAAGATAACAGATAGATACATACTTTTTATATTAACAACCTGCATATATAGCTGTATCTGTGGTGTATAGTAAGCAAGTATATCATCAAACTTTCTGAATGAACTGGTATGTTTACATTCAAGGCCAACATACACACCATCTTGTAATAGCAATCCATCAAGTGTTGCTTTAAAAGGTATACCACCAATCTTATGTGATACCTCATGTTGGTATGCAAGCACGGATAGATTATATTCTTGCTCAAACCAAGCAATGTTAAAGTTTTCTGTGTATGTACCTAGTTGTACATTGAATTGTGTGGACAAATCTACTGGTTGTGATTGTCCAGTTTTCTCTAACCATAATTGATGCCAGTCTCCACTCATTATCTTGACTGCATCTGATCCACCGATGAATCCCATTCGCCATTTGGGGTCACGAACCGGTGGCTTTAGATTAACTACGCTCATTGTGTTCTCCTTTTTGTTTTATTTTACTGCATTATTGCACCAAATACTAGCCCTACTCTGCATTTTTTTGGGCTAATTCTAACATCTCCATTAGCTTGACACGCTTTTGGTATCGCCATTCACCTGCATTGCGAAACTCTGACAAGCTTGGGAAGAAAGTTTTAGTCTTTGAAATATGTTTAACGGCATGCAAGAATATATCAGCAGGATAATCTTGCAAGCCTTCAGCAATCAAACGTATACGCATAGCAATATCTGCCTGTGATTCCTGTGATGGCTTGACCATTACCATCATACACTTTAGAAGTTCTTGTTGCATTTGTTCAGATGGCATGGGTGTCATGGCATACGCAAGTACATTTAAAGCCTTATCTATTTGCCCACGGCTAGGCTGCTCGACTAGTTTGTATCCACGCACACTGAAGTCATTGTTAAGTACTTCCTCGTAGTTTAGAATTGATGCCAAAGAAGAAAGAACTTTTTGCTCGATCTCTTTTGGAGTTGTAGTTGTTAGACTTTTTAAAGCTACTTGTCTTTTGTTGTGGCTTAATTGTAACTGCATTGCCCTTCTCTCTGTTAGATAGTATGTTATTAGTAGGTTCGTGTGTCACTGTGTCACCCTCTGAGTGACACTCTGTCACTTCCACGGTGACAGGCTGACACTTCCGTACTCTATATATGTTTACTTGATTCTTACCCTGACGTTTGCGAATCAAAAATTTTTTATTTACTAGGTATTCAAGCTTACGAATTACAGTTCGTTCACTTAGACCTGACTTGTTTGCAATTGTACTGATGGATGGATAAGCAATCATGGTATCTTGATTAGCATAATGATTGATTGTCAATAGCACAAGCTTGGCTACTGGATCACCAACATCAGCATCCAAGATACCTTGGATATTTTTAAAGGACATCTTTATGTTTCAACACTTCTCATTTGGTTCTCCATAGTTTCTTTACTGTTGACTCTGATAAAAACATTACCCATCTAGGTTCTGTATTACCACCTCTCTTATATATAACAGCATCCCGGTTAATCATTGTTGTGAATGGGGATGGGAAGCTGCTATTCTTACGATACTTTACTTCACAGATTACTTCTTGTCCGTTGAGGTTGATGACGAGGTCGCCTTTATATTCGCCTCCCAACGCTCCACTAAGAGGCTGACGCTTTGCTTTGATCTTCCACGATTTGAAGAGCTTGACGAAGAAGTTCTCATGGTATGTTCCTTTTCTGCTAGATGTGCTTGCCAATTTGATTTCTCCTTACAGTTAAAACAAACAAAGAAAGTTCTACTACTCTTTACTTTCGTAAAGTATCTGCTGTGTGTACTACACACATCACATTTCTTCATTGAACTTTTAGCTTACAATCTAAAGCTTCGATCCAATCTAAAAGCATAAAGCCTGAAGGCAAGCGTTCATATCTTTCCCACTTACCTATTAGGCTATCGGCACATCCAATTTTGTAGGCTAATGCTTCTTGTGACAGTTGCATTTTGTTTCTCTTTTCTACTAGTGAGCTTACCAATTCTTTCCAATTAGGATTGATGGGAACTGGCACTGTCCTGTAGTTGAACATGTCTGAATGCTTCGAGTATTCTTTGTGCTGTGTCAAATCTTAAATCCATTCCGTTCATTGCTCTATAGTATGTACTGGTAGGCACACCTGCTACAATAAACATGTCTTTCAGACGCACATTATTATTGGAAGCTATGTCTTGAAGCTGTTGTATATACTTGCACAATACCATACATACAGAACTACTGCATATATGCAACATGTGCAAGCATATAATTTATTTATCTTCAGGAGGTAACTTGGATTCTAATTCATTTATCATTTTTTGTAGATGATTTAGAAGCTGATACAGTACAGTTAACTTACTGTAAGTAGTAGCAGTTTCAGTTTGCTCTTGAATTATTTTTTCTATAACACTTGTCATTTAAATTTCTCCTCTATTAAGTGTTGCATTAAGTTGTTAGCTAATTCATCTATACAACTTGTGTTTAGTTTGTATTCTTCGCATTGGTTTTGAAACTCATCCAATGTCATACCTGATATATGATCTACAACTGCATCATATATTGTATCATTTACTGGGTGAGACATATCAATTCCAATGCTTAGAATAATGTTGATGCCAGTTGACTTTCTGTTCTATGCCACACGACATATCGTCTTCAGCATTCCATTCTTTTAGAAGTGCAGCACATGCAAATGCATGTGATACACTGTACTCTTTGCGTATATATTCGATGGCTTGTTCGTTAGTCATCTCTTCAAGCAATTCACCAAAGCGTTGCTCGACTTCTATACATTGATCACTTAGTCTACTCATGTGTATACTCCTTTAATGTGTCTGTTACACCATAATGCTCAAGCATTGGTTGCTCCTGCCATTGATGCCATTGTTTTTTTGTGCTTTCTACAAAGCTAGGTCTGTTGATTGATGTAGTTAAGTCACAAATTGCATTGGCAATATTGATTGCATCACACTCACGCTCAACTGATTGACCGATTAGTGATGTTAGGTATTGATTGAATGAATCCATAGTGTTCTCCATTGTTGTTGTGGTTAAGTATATACAAGCACGTCACTTGCTGACAGTTAGCTAGACTCTTGATCTCTTACGTGTGACCTCACGATTACATACCTCAGACCCGATTGAACCAGTGGTATAACGTGCATGTATATTATCTAACAATATCTACCTATCTGTCATCACAAGTGAACTTAATGTCAGCTTACAGGATAGACTATAGGCCGTTTAAAGACTGTTACCTTTCGGCTTGTTAGATATTCCGACGTCGGAATTAGGTTAGGCTTCTTCCGATGCCCTCCCATCTTGAAGATGAGATGGCTTTGGTGACCTCGTTGTGGCGAAGCACTTCTGCTCGGTGTGGATGGTTGGCATCATCAGCATGCGATGACCACCAAGTAAGAGCATTGTACAATGCCCACTTGTTACGGCCAAGCTTCTGTGATTCTGTGTTGTACAAACCCATAAGCTTTTCTAATTTAGTTTCGTTGACTTTGGTTTGTGTTGTATGTGAATGACGATTACAGATTGTAGCCTTGAGGAAATGCTCTGCTTGTGATGGTGACACTGGCAGTGAAGCATACTCTTGCCATACATCTTTGTTATCCCAGAATGTAGTCAATGCATTGCGTATCTTTGCAGATGTACCTGCTAAGTTGAAGCCTGTGGTATGCTTGCTTCTGTCATATGATAGTGAGTTAGCAGAAGCACAACCATTGCTGCACCACAATCTATAGCCTTGTGCTTTAATCATGATAGACCACATACCATCATATGAATTCAGGTACTCAACCTGAAAGCGTATATAGTCACCAACTTGAGGCTCAACAACTAAGTCATTGAATGCTATCTTGCCTTTCATTTTAGCACCATTCTCGTATATGGTTTGCGTATGCTCATAGTCTTTGGATATGATTGACATATCTATTGCTGATTGCATACGATCTACAATGTCTGCGTGTTTAACCATCTGATATGCACCACCATGCGTACCCAATACATGACCAGTATCAGTACGTACAATAGCCTTTTGCATGTTAGGTGGAACTGGATATTCTTGTGACTTCCATCCATCCTGTAGTTCTTTGACAGCCACTAGAGGTACAACCTCTACTGGGAAATCATAGTCTTGTAATATAGTTTGTGAACCATCCATTATTATCTCCTGTTTTAATGGTTAATTATATTTATACATATTCATAAAACTCAACAGCATAATATTTGTTGTGAATGCTGTGTATAGAGCATGAATAAACCTCAATGATATACCAAAAGCAAAAAAAATCAATCCCCCTTTCACGTAAATGCTATTAGTGAATATAGAAATGTAGTAAAACTCATTACTATAAATAGTATATATATTATATAAATTACAAAGAAGTTATCCATGTTAGTTCTCCATTATGAGTTAAAGAAAAGGGAGCCGAAGCTCCCTTAACTCTTAAGCTGACTTAAGAGTTTTTTGGAAACCATCAAGGATTATGTTTTGTCCTTTTTGGTTTTGCATTACATTAGCTTTACGTAATGCCTTTGGTTGATATTCCTCATTGCAACATGTTCTTAATACATCTTTGAAGAAGTTATATATTTCTCTATGCATGTTAGCTTCAAGGTTGCATGTAACTTGTTGTTCAAGTTTGTTGGTAAATGCGTACTCATCGAAGTGTGATGCACCGATAGTTTCACCGATCTTACCCATGACAAGCTGAACCTTGCCGGATTTAATCTCTTCCCAAGTATCACCTGCAGAAGTAGAAATCATTTCTTCAGCCTCAGCATGGAATTTACTAGCATCTTTTTCTTTTGTTGAGATGACCCAGTGTAATTGGTCGAGTATTGAGAGAAGTGAGTATCTCTTTGCGTACTTTGTGTTTGGTCTTGTAGAGTCTTCATAATTCGCATCGAATTCTTTACTAAAGTTTTTTACTAAGTTCTTCATCTTAAGTCTCCTTTGTTTTAGACTGCCACCATGGCAATCTTTATGACATTATGACGATCACGGCTTTCTGCCTACTTAGGTAAGTCGACTCCACTTTCACTTGAGAAGTGTCGACTTATACTTACAAGGGCGAGGAACTCGCAACGTTTACCCTTGTAAGTACATAAAGTTGTGATAGACATAAAATGGAGTTGATTGCACTGGTGCTAAACAAAGGTGACGAGAAGAACGTAAACAACTTTAGTAAAGCATTGATTTATCAATGGACTCGCACAAGACCAAATGCAAAGTTAAGCAAAGAGGGTGTATGTGCATGAGATGTGCATGAGTGAGAATGAGAAGAGTATTTGTGCATTGACAGATGGTTTCTTGTGATGTGATAAAGGGGGGGGATTACAGGGGGGGATTCTCTATGATAACAGAACGTAAGTTAACGAAGAAACAGATGGCCTTAGTTGATACCATCGTAGCAAATGGATGTAGTGTTAAAGAAGCATCTAAGATAGCAGGATATGCAGATGGTGAGAGTGGTAGAGTGACAGCCAGTAAGACTTTGAGACTGCCACATGTACAACAGTATATGATGTCACGGATAACAGAGACTATAGGATTATCTGCTACGATAGCCAGCCAGAGGGTATTGGCATTGGCCAAGGGAGCTAAGAGTGAGTACGTGCAGTTAGAAGCTAGCAAAGACATACTGGACAGGGCAGGCTTTAAAGCTCCCGACAAGCAAATGCATCTCCACGCAGGGGAGATTCGTGTTTCCATAGACTTGGGTGAGGGGTAGGGGGGTAAAAACTGCGACACCCCACCATGGCAGGGGACACCTACAAACATTATTTGCTCTCAAGGTTCGTTTGTGCATTGAGCGTGATAACGAGATAAGGGATAACTAAAGTATGGCAACACCGGCATGGACACGTAAAGAAGGCAAGAACCCTGAGGGTGGATTAAACGCAAAGGGTCGAGCTTCATACAAACAAGGTACATTGAAAGCACCAGTTAAGAGTGGTGACAATCCCAGACGTGCTTCTTTCTTGCAGAGGATGGGAGCAGCTAAAGGGCCAGAGAGAGATAGTAAAGGTAAACCTACTAGGTTATTATTATCATTAAAGGCTTGGGGTGCGAGTAGCAAATCAGATGCTATTAAGAAAGGTCGTGCCATTTCAAGGAGAAATAAATCTAAAAAGGAGAAAGCATAATGCCTATGGGCAAAGGAACATATGGTTCAACTAAAGGAAGACCACCGAAGAAAAAGAGTATGTTAACTGGCAAGCAGAAGACATTGCCTAAGTCATTACAAGCTAAGATTATGAAGTCTAAAAAGAAATAGGGGTTTATTATGGTAGCAATGAAAGACGCTATTGCTGAAAGAAAGTCTAAGACTAAAAAATTAAGTTTATTAAACACACCTTTAAGGTCATTGAACGCCTATCTTGCTAATAAAAGAGCTACAAAAAAAGAGGCTGAAGACATAAATAAAATGATAATGCAGGTTGATGATATGGAGCTTGATGGTTTAGAAAGAAAAAGAAAAGAAGAGTTAAGGTCTGTTATGCTTAGAGTAAAAAGAAAAATGGCAGTGGATAAAAAGAATAATGGCAGTTAACGCAGCAGGTAATTATACCAAACCTACTATGAGGAAAGCTATCTTTCGCAGAATCAAGGCTAGTGGCAAGGGTGGTAAGCCCGGGCAATGGTCTGCTCGTAAAGCACAGATGCTTGCCAAACAATACAAGTCTAAAGGTGGTGGTTATAGATAATGTTGTATATCAACTTCAACTCTATCAACTCTCTCAACTATTAGAGATTTAATTATGGCATTAGCAAAGTCACAGAGATCGTTACGTGCATGGACTAGACAAAAGTGGAGAACGAAATCAGGCAAACCTAGTACACAAGGGTCGAAAGCAACTGGTGAACGTTATCTACCTGAGAAAGCAATTAAAGCTTTATCTTCCTCTGAATACGCAGCCTCTACGGCTCTTAAACGAAAAGCAATTAGAGCAGGTAAACAAGTATCTAAACAGCCCAAAAAGATTGCAAGCAAAACGAAAAGCTATCGATCTTATTCATAGGATAACCGAATGATAAATATTTACTTTCAAATTTTTAAATTTACCAATAATATAAGCACATACTTTTATAATAAGTATTGTCATGCTTTAAGAGTAAAACAAATAAAAGAGAAAACAAGAGTTGTCTAATGAGCTTCTTACATACTCTCAAGAAAGAAGAAAGAGATATACTTCGTATAGTTGTTAAGAACGTACACTTCAAACATTACCCGGAACAGTTCTGTACAGATTATGAAGCAGACAAAATGATTGCAGCCATTGCACCTGAGGTGGTGGAAAAGCTTATGAAAGTTGGTAAGGATATGAAAGTTGACCAACTTTAAATACAAACCTGATGGTGATGTCTGTAAAAATTTTATGAAGGATGATACCTTTTTTCGTGGTATTAGAGGGCCAGTAGGTTCAGGTAAATCAGTAGCTTGTTCTGTAGAAGTATTCAGACGAGCATTAATGCAGGAGAAATCACCAGATGGCAAAAGGAAAAGTCGTTGGGCTATCATCAGAAACACAAATCCTCAGCTTCGCACTACCACGATTAAGACTTGGTTGGATTGGTTTCCGGAAGAAGATTGGGGTAGGTTTTCTTGGTCAGTTCCATATACGCACAAGATATCCAAGAGTGACTTGGAGTTGGAAGTTATATTCCTTGCACTCGATAGACCTGAAGACGTAAAGAAACTTCTTTCATTAGAACTAACTGGCATATGGATTAATGAGGCTAGGGAAATACCCAAGTCAATTATTGATGCATGTACTATGCGTGTGGGTAGATATCCATCCATGAGAGATGGAGGGCCAACATGGACTGGTGTGATTGCAGATACCAATGCTCCTGAAGAAGATCATTGGTGGCCAATCATGGCAGGCGAAGTTCCTGTACCCGATCATATAAGTTCTGAAGAATCTAGGATGTTGGTAAAACCTGACAACTGGAAGTTCTATACACAACCATCAGCTATGTTAGAGGAAAAAGATGATGAGGGATTGGTATTAAAATATAATCCTAATCCGTTAGCTGAAAACAAAAAGAACATGATGCCAAGTTATTATCCTAACCTTATTCAAGGTAAAACCAAAAGTTGGATAGATGTTTATGTTATGAATAGGCTTGGGCATATACAAGACGGCAAGCCAGTATATAATATGTTTAGAGCCGATGTACATGTAGCGAAAGAAGAAATACCTGTTGCTGATGGTATGCCTTTATTTATTGGATTAGATTTTGGCTTGACCCCTGCTGCTGTCTTTGGGCAGAAGGTTAGAGGTCGTTGGCTTATATTACAGGAGATAGTTGCCTTTGATATGGGTATAGTTAGATTTGCTGAATTGCTTAGAGCAGAGATAGCAACACGTTACGCTAACTGTGATGTTAATATATTTGGTGATCCGGCAGGCGACTTCAGGGCACAGACAGATGAATCTACTCCATTTCAAATATTAAGAGGTGCAGGACTTCAAGCTAGACCAACACATAGTAATGATGTAGCATTAAGACTAGAGTCTGTATCAGGCCCATTGCAACGTATGGTTGATGGGCAGTCAGGTGTTTTGATAGACTATAGATGTAAAGAATTGATTAAAGGTTTTGAAGGTGGCTATCACTATAGAAGAATGCAAGTATCAGGTGAAAGGTATGAAGACAAACCATCAAAGGATAGGTTTTCTCATATACATGATGCCTTGCAGTACCTTATGTTAGGGTCAGGAGAGGGCAGACAAGTGATGGGTCAGTTCAAAACTGTTAAGGCATTCAATGCTAGAAGAGAGTTTGATGTATTTACTAGACAACCTAAACAACAAAGAAGACAAGGTCTTTGGTCTAGGTTATAACATTTGTGCGTTGTGTATTATTAATTTAATATGTATGCGTTAAAGAAAAGGAGATTCATATGTGTTTACCCGGTGGTGGATCAAAAACACCTGCACCCGATCCTGAATTAGAAAAAGAAAGAGAATCTGAAAAGGCTAAAGAGCAGGTTAAGACTGCTGAAATGAAACAAGAAGCTTTGGAAGAAACTGTTTCAAGAAGGCGAAAAGGTACAGGTAGAAGATCATTGTTGTCTGGTTCAGGTGGTGGTGTAGGTTTTTATAACAGGTATTCATAATGCATGATATAGCCCAAGGCTACATGGCTAAATATGAAAAGGCCAAGACAATCAGACGTGAGTTTGAAGAACTCTACGATGAAATCTTTGAGTATTGTTTACCACAAAGACAGGGGTTCAAGAACTATACTCCCGGTCAAAGACGTGATGATCGTATATTTGATGAGACTGCTGTTGTTGGTGTGCAGGAATTTGCATCAAGATTGCAGGCAGGATTAGTTCCTAACTTTGCTAGATGGGCAGACTTTGTTGCCGGTGGGGAAGTTCCTGCTGAAGAAGCAGATGAAATAAATAACAAGCTAGATGAAGTCACAAATTATGTATTTGAAATACTACAGACATCTAACTTTGCACAAGAGATACATGAATGTTTTATAGACCTTGCTCTTGGTACTGCTGTACTTGCTGTTACTGAAGGTGATGCTGTAAACCCAATACGTTTCCATTCTATCCCATTGCCACATGTTGTATTGGATACAGGCCCTGATGGAAGAATTGATCATGTTTATAGAGAAAGAGATTTAAAGTTTAGTGACTTACCTATTGCATATCCAAGAGGTAGTTTTACTGAGCAAACCTTAGACAAGATACAGAAGTATCCTGATAGTAAATGCAAGATACTAGAGGTATCATGTAAGCTTTATGACAAACCAAATGAAGAACGCTATAGCTATATGGTTATAGAGATGGGTGATAAGAAGCTTATATTGAATGAAGAGTATAATGGCATAGGCTCTAATCCATTTATTGCTTTTAGATGGAGTAAAGCAAGTGGTGAGGTTTATGGTAGAGGCCCTGCTGTTAATGCATTAAGTGCTATTAAGAGTGCCAACCTTACAATCGAATTAGTTCTTGAGAATGCACAGATGGCTATATCAGGCATCTATCAAATGGATGATGATGGCGTTATCAACGTAGATACAATAAACCTAGTGCCGGGAACTGTTATACCTAAAGCACCTAACTCTAATGGATTGCAACCAATAAGAGCAGCAGGCAACTTTGATGTCGCTAACTTGGTTCTTAATGATATGAGGAATAATATTAAGCGTGCTTTGTACAATGATATGCTTGGTGATCCTAACAGGACACCTGCTTCAGCAACAGAAGTTGCAGAACGTATGGCTGATCTATCAAGAAAGATAGGTTCAGCATTTGGTAGATTGCAAGCTGAGATGGTACAGCCAGTATTACAACGTGTAATATACTTACTAACTAAGCAAGGCAGGATAGAAATACCAACAGTTAATGGCAGGCAAGTTAAGATTAAAAGCGTTTCCCCACTGGCACAGGCACAATCTAACCAAGACATTGTGTCCCTAGATAGGTTCTTAGAAATGGTCGCAGGGCGTTTCGGCCCTGAGGTGATTAACCTCCTAGTCTCCTCAGAAGAAACAGCAATCTATTTAGCCAAGAAATTTGGTGTGCCAGACCAGTTGATCCGTGATGTTGGTGAGAGACAACGCATGGTACAGATGGCACAACAGATGCAACAACAAACAGGAATAGACCCGAATGCAAACCCAAGCATCCAAGCACTTGGGGGTTGATGGATACCCTCGCTCCAAGAATAATGATGAGAAAATTTCTTTAGATTTAGCCAGTACATTCAATACTCCCAGTGGACTGGCTACCCTACAATATCTGAAGTCCATAACAATAGAAGCTATAACAGGAGCTAATATAAGTTCTGAAGAGTTAAGGCATCTTGAAGGGCAAAGATATCTAGTGGCATTGATTGCCAAACGAGTTCAACATGCAGAGAGGATAAACCATGGAAGAAACATCAGCAACACCAAGTGAAGCTACTGAAGCACCAGTAGAACAAACAACAGAAACTGTTCAGGCTGAAAGACCTGAATGGCTACCTGAAAAGTTTCAGACACCTGAAGACTTACGTAAATCATATGATGAGTTATCAAGTAAGCTTGGTAAAGGTGAAGAAGAATTACGTGATAAACTATTACAGGAAATGGAAACAGAAGCATTTTCAAGTAGGCCTGATGCAGTTGGTGATTACGTATTACCTGAAGTTATAGATGAGCAGGCTGCTGTAGATAATGAGTTGCTTGACTGGTGGTCTAACTATTCATGGGAAAACGGATTAAGCCAAGAAGAGTTTGCTGAAGGCATAGAAAAATATGCTACAGCTATTATGGGTCAGCAACCTGATCTTGAAGCAGTATCAAAAGAACTAGGTGATAATGCTAATGAAAGAGTTGAGGCTGTACAGTTATGGATGAACAAGTTCTTTCCTGATCCTGCAATGCAGGAAGCTGTTGCAGAACTGGGTGCAAGTTCAGCAGGCATAAAAGCTTTAGAGCATATCATAGAGCAAACTAAATCAGCTAATGTATCAGGCCCGGGTACGATTGCAGGGCAAGTTACTAAAGAAGATGTAGAAGCCAAGATGAAAGACCCAAGATACTGGCAGCAAGGTAGACGTGATCCGGCATTTGTACAGGAGGTCAATAATGAGTGGAAGCGTCTTTACGGGTGAGGGTGATTATGGCATTGCTAAAATAGTAAAGAGCAGGCCAAGTCATGCTGAAAAGCTTCAACATAATTTAAGGGATACTGATCTACGAGAATGTTTGATTGCAGGTGTGTCACCATGGCGAGCATTAATGCAATCATTACAAGTAGATACAGCAGAAACTTATACCGTTTTGTTAAAAGAAAAACCTGTAATGATGTTTGGCGTTGTTCCACAACATGACTTGGTAGCAAGAATTTGGATGCTATGCAGTCCTGTAGTAGAACAATATCCAAAAACATTTGTTAAATTGTCACCATCTATTGTTGATTACTTCCAAGATAAATACTTTTTATTGGAAAACGTATGCCCAATAGATCACTACAAGACTTTAAGTTGGTTGGAATATCTTGGTTTTGGCTTTTTACCTTCTGCTATTTCTAGTAATGGATATCACGTTTTACGATTTGTGCGTTGTCAAAACCTTTATTATATGCAATCCCTTGAAGATACACGGCCTGTAATAAGCTGACAGCCCTAACGGATAACTGGATGAAGCCCAAAACAGACAACCGATAGCAACTTAAACAACAAACTGCAATAAGCAGGGAAAGGACTAATAATGGCTAACACAATAGATCAAGCCTTTATTAAGCAGTTCGAGTCCGAGGTACATCTTGCATACCAAAGAATGGGTTCAAAGTTAATGAACACTGTTCGTAACGTAAGCAATGTTGCAGGAAGCGTAGTACGCTTTCAAAAAATCGGTACTGGTTCAGCTTCAACTAAATCAAGGAACGGTATGGTTACTCCGATGGAACTAGATCATACTAACGTAGAAGCAACATTAGCAGACTATTATGCTGCTGAGTACATTGACAAGTTAGACGAACTCAAGACAAACATTGATGAGCGTCAAGCTATTGCTACTTCAGCCGCTGCTGCATTAGGCCGTAAGACAGATGAGATTCTTATTACAGCTATGGATGCAGGTGCTAATTCAACTCAGTTACATGACACTAGTAGTGCTGTAGAGAAAGCAGATTTATTATCAGCTTTTGAAACATTTGGTTCTGCTAACTTACCTGAAGATGGAAATAGATATATTGCTATGCATCCAAAGGGATTTGCTGACTTATTCTTAATTAATGAGTTTGCATCTTCTGACTATGTAGGCGATCAGAATTTACCATATGCAGGTGGCATGACAATGAAAGAGTTCTTAGGCTTTAAGATTTTTTCAACAACTGCTGTAACTGCCGGTAAGAATATGGCATATCACACTACTGCTATAGGACTTGGAATTGGTGCTAATGTAACTACTGAGTTAAATTATGTACCTGAAAGAGTCTCACACTTAGCAACATCAATGATGTCCATGGGTGCTGTCGTAATTGACGACAACGGCATTTATGAACTTCTTGATAACAACTAGTAAGGAGATTTATATATGGCTTATTCTTCTAATGGACTAACACGCATGTCAGGTGGTGGTGGCTACAATATGTGGTACTACTCAAGTACAGATGCGTTATCAGTAGTTCGTGCTTCTGGTTACTTTAATGATGCAGCAACTATGATGAATGTTGGTGACTTAGTTATCGTTTATGATAGCGATGCACCAACAATTGCATTGTCAGTTGTGTTATCAAATGATGGTACTACTGTTGATATAGCAGATGGTACAGCAATTACAGTAACTGACACAGACTAAATTATATGACTTCAACGGCATCCAACTCAGCGTTAGACATAGCATCAAGAGCCTTAGTGCTTATCGGTGCAGAACCAATCACTTCATTTGAAAGTAGTTCAACGGAAGCATTGGTAGCCTCTAACATGTATGAGGATGTCGTTAGGTCGTCTTTGTGTATATGTAGATGGAGATTTGCTACAGAGCAGGCAGTTCTTAATCAGTTGACAGATACACCTACAGGCAGATTTGATATAGCACATCAGTTACCAAGTAACTTATTGATGCTACATGCCGTTACAATAAATGATAATAAAATACAGTACACTGTATATGGAGATAAAGTTTTCTCTGACTCAACTACAAATGATACTTTGATAGCTGATTATACTTACAGGGCAGATGAAGTAGACTTTCCATCATACTTTTCTCTTGCCGTTCAGTATTCACTGGCTTCAGTATTTGCAACAGCAATAGCTAGAGACGATAAGCTTATGGAAATGATGGAAGTAAAAGCAGAAAGATTAATGGCTAAAGCTAGAAACCTTGATGGTCAACAGCAAACAACCAGAGTATTATCTACCACGAGGTTTAGAACAAATAGGTTAAGCTAATGGCAAGGATTAGAATACCACAAAATAGTTTCCAATTTGGTGAAATTAGTCCTTCATTAACATCAAGAACCGATTCACCGATATATAAAAACTCAGCAGAACGTGTGCGTAATTTCTTTATACGTGGCGAAGGTGGAGTTACTAAAAGACCCGGCACAAAAAGATGGCATAACTTTGGTAGCAGTCCATCTTATGATTCAGACCTTAGACAAACAGTTCGTATAGAACCATTTTCATTTTCAGATGATGAGCAATACATAATTGCTTTTAGTAATACACGTATAGAAATATTTCAGGTTAGCCCTACTACGGGTGCTATATCATCAATACAAGCTTTAACAGGACAAAGTTGGTTAGTAAATACAACTGCTGCACCATACTTAGAAGAGTATACGTTTGCACAGCAAGGTGACGTTATGTTTATCTGTCATCAAACAATGGCACCAAGAAAGATTGTTCGTACAGGCCTTACAACATTTGTAGTTGAAACTTTTACTTTTGAATCATCAACAAATAGTGAGCATGTTTTTCAACCTTATTATCCTTTCCAAGCATTGGGTGTAACTATATCTGCTAGTGCTACAAGTGGAAGTGGAGTAACGTTAACAACTAGTGCTGATTATTTTACATCAGATCATGTTGGTGTATATCTTAAGATAGGAACTGCTGAAGCAGAGATTACTGGATATACAAACGCAACAACTGTAACAGCAACTATTTATGGAACTCTTAGACAGCAATTAGATTTGAATGCATTTAAAACAACAGAAAGTAGTTTGGTCGTGCAAGTGACGCATGCCTTACATGGATTATCTGTAGGTGCTACTATTGTTATAGACAGAGCAGGAACTGTAGGTGGTATAGGTATAATAAGGCTAAACGGCACAAGAACTATAACGGCTGTGATAGATGAAAACACATATGAGTTTAATACTGAGACAAGTCATGAAGCCACATCCTCAGAAGATGGTGGTGGTAGACCAAGAGTTGAGACTGGTTCAGCAACTACCGAATGGCAAGAGCAAAGCTATTCTGCTGTGCGTGGCTTTCCGGCAGCAGTTACCTTTCACCAAAATAGATTGTGGTTTGGTGGTACATTAGCACAGCCTGATGGTATATGGGGTAGTAAGTCTGGTCAGTATTTTAACTTTGATGTTGGTGATGGTGAAGACAATGATGCACTTGATCTTACAGCAAACGTTGGTGAGATATTTACTGTAAGACATTTAGTATCTAACAGAGATTTACAGGTATTTACTACAGGTGCAGAGTTGTTTGTACAAGCACCAGTAGATAAACCAGTTACACCTGCTAATGCACAGATACGCAGACAGACACCATATGGTGCATCGTTTGTAAAGCCTGCTGTGTTTGATGGTGCTACATTATTTATACAAACAACTGGATCAGCTTTAAGAGAGTTCTTGTTTACAGATGCTGAACAAGCTTATACCTCAGTAGCTGTATCAAGTCTTGCACCTCATTTAATACTTAATCCTGTACAACAAACATCTATTAAAGGTGCATTGAACAGAAGTGAATCATATGCTTTTCTTTTAAACAGTGATGGAACTATAGCTGTCTTCTATTCTATTAGAGGAGATAATAAAGCAGGATGGACATTGTGGGATACAGCAGGCAAGTGGCATTCAATATGTAGTGTATTTGAAAGATTGTTTGTTGTTGCGTCAAGGGATGATGGTTCAGGATCAGACAAGTTATTTTTAGAAGAGTTTCAGGTAGATATGCCAATGGACTTTTGTGATGAGTTTAGTGCGTCAAGCAGTGTATTCAGTGGATTGACATCACACTTTTCAAATGGTGCTGTTGTAAAAGCAATTAGTGGTAATGATTATCTTGGTGAGTTTACTATAGCCTCAGGAGAAATAGATGCGTCATTAGCTAAATCAAATGTATCCACTGGCTATATAGGTTATGCATTCACTCCTCTCATCAAGACCTTGCCAGTGGATGCAGGTATTGTTGGTGGGCCACTTACTGGAGAGCCTAGAAGAATTAGTAGGGTTGTTTTAGATTTGTATTCTACTCTAGCCGTTTCTGTAAACAATAATGATCTTGTTTTTAGGAATGTTACTGATGATATGTCTAATGAAAGAGTGCCAGTAACAGGCAAGGAAGAGTTTAGGGTGTTGGGATATAGCCGTGATCCAAGAGTAAATGTATCACAAAGCTATCCCTTTAGTTTAGATATTAATGGCATGGTAGTGGAGGTAGCATTCGGATGAGTTGGTGGATGGTAGCAGGTGCAGTTGTTAGTGCATATGGTGCAATGCAAGCAGGCAAAGCAAAAGCAGCAGAAGCTAGGGCGCAAGCAGCACAACTAGAAGAACAAAAGAAAGATGCTGTAGTTCAAACAATGCAAGAACATAATATAAGAATGGCTAACTTTCAAACTATGCAAGGCATAAATGATTCTTTAGGTGGCATTATGGGAAGAGACATAGGTACTGACAGATCATTAGCTGCTATTAGAGAAAGAGCTAAAAAAGAATTTGAAACCGAAACATCAAGACAAAGATTGCAATTTATGTCCGAACAAAATCAAAGGACAATGGGTATACAAACAGCTAATTTAAGAGCAAGAAACGCAAGAACTGTAGGTAATATAAATGCAATAGGTAGTTTATTAAACGCAGGTCATCAATATTCTAAAATTAAACCTGCACCAAAAACTGTGAGTGTATAATGGCAGAATTTATAAGAGCAAAAACAACAACATTTGTTAACAGACCTCGTGGAATAATAAGCACAAATACAGGTGCAACAGAGGTTGGAAATGCAATAGCTAAGCTTGGTTCAGAAATACAAGACAGAGCATTTAAAGATGCAGTATTTGAACAAGAAAAACTTGGTCAAGAAACAGTAATGAACTTGTCTGTTCTTGATGAAGACAATAATTTAGTTATGCGTCAACTGCCAACAAATCTTAGCCAAGTTGCAAGAAATACAGCAGAGCCTTTACTAAGAAAAAAAATGGCCAATGCAATACAAACTGATACCGAAACAGGTCTTGCTGACATAAGAAAAACTGCAAAAAACGAGCAAGAGTTTAAAGATAAAGCAAAAATTTATCTTGATGAAGTAAGTATGAGGATGGCTGAAACTGGTGGTGAAAACTACATTGAAGATTTTAAAAATATATTTTCAAAAGCTTATGCACAACATGGAAATGATTTAAAAATAAAAGATGGTATTAGAGAAAATGAATATCACCTTTCAAACGAATTAAAAGTTATAGAAAATAATATTTCAAATATACCTACATTATTTGAAACAAATTCACCAGAAGCACAAAAATCTTTAGACAACTTACTTGAAAGAATAAAATCGTTACCAAATGAATATATGAATGTAAAGCAAAGTGGTGTTAATAATTTATTAGACGCTGCATTAGTTGCACAAAATTTTGGTTCATTAAAACAAGGTATTAGAAATGCAACCTCAAGTGAACTTGTTAAAATACAAAGTGCTATATTAAGCAATGGTGTAACATTAAACGATGTACCTGACAAATATAAAGAGTCAGTAAAACTTGCTATTGATTCTTTAGAAACTAGTTTGCTACCTGATTTAAATAAACAAGTTCAAGTATTAAAATCTAATGCAGACCAAATAGAACAAGATGCCAAACTTGAAAGAAATCGACTTAAGCCAATAAGAGCATACAAAGCAACAAAAGAACAACAGGCATTCAATAATAAAATTATTACAGATTTACAAAACGCAAACACATCTCAAGATATTGAAAAAATAATGCAATCTGTGATGGAAACGGAAAAGAAAAACTTACAACAAATAGGTAATATAGGGCAGGAAACTGTTTTAAATAATGAAAAATCAATGTACCAAGCTATTACAGATGGTATTAAAAATAATATTTTAAATAAAATTACAGATATAACGTCAAAAGACATTAATGCAATTAGGCAAGCAATTATATCTAATGGTGTAAAAACATCAGGATTGAGAGAAGAGCTTGTTCAGCCAGTTAAAGATATTTTAAAAGCAACACCTGATTCATTAAACAATAAACTTGCACAAAGTTTTTCACAATTACATGCATTAGTAAAACAAAGTGAAGTAGAAACAAATAAATCAATAGAAGAACAAAATCTTAATGATGATATTGAAACAAATTCAGCACCACCAACAAAGAAAACAAACACACGAGTTGAAGACCGCATATTAAATGGAAAAGACAAATCATATTTTTATACAAAAGAATCATTAGATAATTCAGAAATTGATATGTATGTAGGAAAAAAGGGATATGTACCTCCTACAATAGTAAATCAAATGCAACAATTAGCAGATGAAAATTTAACAGGTGAACAGCAAACTGTTGCTATTAATAGAGCAGCACGATATTTAAGGTTTTTAAATCCTAATACTAATAACTTCCAAAACAAACTAACAGTTAAAGGTGGAATTAGTGCCGAAACAAGTGGTTTGTTGTTGGCTGCATTAGATGTTGCTGAAATCAAAGGCATGGATAAATTTAATGATATACTTAATAATATTAAAATGCGTAGAGAAAACAAAACTGAATTTGATAATTCAGTAAGAATGATATTGCATAAAGGCAAGTCAGGTGATGTGCAAAAATATTTAAGAAATCATACTAATAAATTAGATTACAATGTCGTTAATGAAATGACACCATATGTAGAATATTTGATATCATCAGGAATAAAGGATAAAGAAAAAATTGATAACCTAGTAACTAACTTTGTGGAAACAAAGTTTTTACCTACCAACGGTATTGTTGCTGATCCTAATGGGCTTGTAAATCGCTCTATGTATGCAATAGAAGCTGTGTTGCCTGATGATGAATTAGCAGATCAATTTCTTGAAACTGTAGAAGATGAACTTCCGAATGGATATACTTTAAATACAGGAGTTATTAGTAGTTCAAGCAGTTTCTTTGATAAATTAAAAGCAGATAGAAATTTATTCTTTGCTTCTCCCCCAACATATTTAGCTATTAAGGGACTTGGAACTGCTGTTGATGTTGCAAAAACTGGAGATCAAAAAAAAGCATACCTTGTTCCATATCCTATATCACCCACAAATATTGATGAAGGATATGGTGGTGAAGTTATCTATTATGCAATGGAACTTACCCCCGGTGGTGAGCTTATACCTATTTTAGGTAATAATGAAGAAGGTAATCCAACTATGTATGCATGGTCAACAAGAGAAGTTACAGCAAGAAAAATTAAAGAAAAACAGTTATCTGATTTAAGACTACAAGAAGATAGATTAAAAGATGACATAGGATCGGAAGAACTTGCACAAGAAGCTATCAATCAACAATTAGTACAAGACAAGATAACTAAAGAACGAATGGGTAAAAGTATTATGCCATTAGGTGCTTTTTAAATGACAGTAAATCCATATGCTTTTCAATATGTTTCAGGTGTAGAAAATAAACTTTCACCAACACCAACATTTGCAGAAACATTAAGTGCTTCATTAGCATATCAATACGATCCAATCTTTGAATCTATAGGGAATTACTTTAAGTATCGTGATGCTTTTGACTCGACATACAATCCTTTACAAGACATGGAAGGTTATGAAGAGTACGCACCTGATTTGATTGGAGCAAACAATCAAGAACATATGTTTGAAATGAAACGTGGAATAGATGATAGCAAAAAAAGACGTGAAGTGCTTTACAATAGTAGCATGTTGTCACAGATTGGTGCAGGTATATTTGACCCAATAAATTTATTTGCTTTACCTTTTGGTGGCTTTGGGGTTGGTATTGCAAGGTCAGCTTTTCGTGTTGGTGCAGGAACGGCTGCTATACAAACAGGGCTTGAAGCTGCACGTTATCCATTTGATCCTGTCGGAACTGTTGAAGAAAGTGTTTTCAATGTAGGAACAGCGTTTGCAGGGGGAATGATACTTGGTGGTTTAGTTTCAATACCTCTTACTAAACGAGCTAAAGTTCAACAAAGAATGCAAGAGGACATAAGAGAGTTAAATAGACAGCTTGGTATTCCTGAAGAAAGTGTTAGAGGTGGTGAATTTGTTTATCATGGAACAAATATTAAAAACAAAAAGATAGAAACATTTATTGATACAGATGGCAATCTTACATTAAAAGGTAGTGCCGATGATTTTGTTGGCGAAAAACAATTTGGTGTGTCTCTTGGTGAAGACTTTGATACATCGGTAACATATACAGCTTATAAAGATAAAGAGCTTATGCAAAGGTTTCCTGACACAGAAGCAGGCGATGATGCAGTTATATTTAGAATTAAGAAAAGTGCTTTAGAAAAATACAAAGCAAAGAGTGAAGCTATGGGGGAAATATTTGTTCCCGGTGATATGAAGATAGCTAAAGGTGACTTTGAGGTAATTCGTTTTGGTAAAAATGATACTGGTAATCAATCTGTATTTAACTCTAAACTCGAGGCAAAAGAACCATTTGCAGAAACTAAATTAGAAAAACTAAATGCAAGAAGAGAAAGTATACCAAAAGAAGAATTTGGTCTTAATAAGAATAAAGATAAATTAAAAACAGCACATGATAAAGTTGTTAATGATATTGATACATATCAGCAATCTTTGCAAAGCAGTGTTTCCAAACCTACAAAAGTGCAAAACAAAAAACTTAATGATCTGAAGAACAAAGAAAAAAAGATACGATTGCAAATAGATGGTATTAACAGAGCAATCGATGAAAATAATATTGAATTAAAAGAAATAGATAAAGAACTGCATATTCGTAATCAAATAGAAATAACATCACAAACAGCAGGCATAGACGATCCTTATGGATTTGATGGTAACATGTTTATGAATAGTTTTTTGTTTAAAGGTGTTACAACTGCAATGAAACGTATATTGCAATCAGATCAACCTGATAGTGTGAAGCTTGCATTTTTAAAATTAGCTAACGATTCAGGCTTAAGATTAAATTTAAACAAATATGGCAAGTCAGTAGGTAATTCAGTACATCAAAATAAAGAAGTTTTAAATGGTGAGTGGATAACAATACATGATCAGTCACGAAAATTATACAGTGATGTTTATCACAAATCTACACCTACCTTTGATGTTGATGTAAACAAAAAAGGTTATAATGATTGGCTTAATGAAGTAAGTGAAAAGCATATTAAAGGTTTGCCATTAGATGAAAATGAAAAGCAATTAGCAAAACTGTGGACAGAGCATTGGACAAAATGGGAAAAACGATTGAAGGAAACTGGTCAAATTGGTGACACAGTATCTATGCAACGTAAATTAATAAATAACGAAATAAGGTTAGAAAAGAAAAGCAAACTAATTAAAGAGATGGAAGATAAAGTTCCAGAACAAATTGCAAAGGTTGATGAGCTTATAGACTCATTAAATCAATCGAATCTAACTCAAGGCCAAAAGGCACAATCCATACTTGATGATCTTGAAGCTAAAAAGGCAGAAGGTTTTTTTACAAATAGGATGGGTGAGTTAGAAAAGAAACTACGTGAACAAAAAAGTAAGGGTGTTTATTTTACTCCGAAACAACACAATCTTTTTTCAAAGCTAATTGAAAAGAAAATAACAAAACAATATTTGTCAAAGGGTCAACTGGAGCGTTTAAGAAATTTAAGAAGAAGTCGTGATAGAATAAAAAGGGATTCAGAAGAATTAGAATTTACATTACAGGAAATCAAAGACACAAAAATATTACCACCGAATGAAGAAAGTTTTTTTCCTAGATTTTTATTAAAGGATAAAATACGAGATAATCGTGATGTCTTTGTTGAAAGACTTGTGAATTGGTTTAGGGATAATCCTAAAATTATTGTAAGAAATAAATATGGTGAGCTAGAACAAAAGCCTGCTTTATCCCCATTTGAAATAGGTAAGGCTACACAACCTGAAGCTTTGTTGAAACGAGCTAATGAAACTACTGACAGGATTTTAGGTTTAGATGACACATCAGATGAATCAATACAGTTTTTTGGGCATGGTGTATCAAAACATTTTAAACATAGAACATTAGATATACCCAATAAATTAATTACAGAGTTTATTGAATTAAATCCATTGAAGGTTATGAGGGCATATAACCAAAGAGTTGCAGGTCAGTATGAATTTCAAAAATCATTTAATAGAAGTTTAGATGATGTTCTTGATGATATGGATGATGAGTTGTATGCAGCAGGAAAGTCAATAGATGAAATTAATGCAACACGTAAAGACTTTATGCATTTACATGATCGTATAGTTGGTCGTGTTTTGCGTGACCCTAATACGCTAGACCAAAAGACTGCTAGAATATTGCGTGATATGGCACAATTAAATTATTTAGGATCAGCAGGTTTTGCTACATTACCCGATTTTGCAAAAATAGTTATGGAACATGAACTTGGCGATGTTATGCAAGGTTTGTTAGCAATATTAAAAGATAACAGGGTAAAATTGTCAGGAGCAGAAGGTCGTTTAGCAGGTGAATTAGCAGATTTAGTTAAAGGTGATGTGCATATGAGACTGGTTGAGGATGTTACAAACAATCCTCTCGAAGATGGAATCATGACACGAGTTAGAAATGCGTATTATTTTTTAAATGGTTTGACTCCAATGACACATACTATGAAATTTATTGATTCTGTAGTTCGTGGACATAGCTTAATAAAGTTATCTAAACAAATAGCCGAAGGTAAAGCTACAGCACAAGATACCATGAAGCTTGCTCAATATAATATTGATGAAAGTATGGCAAGACGTATTGCAGCAATGCCAGTAGAGCAAACTGATGGAGGTCTTTATTTGCCAAATACTATTAAATGGGCTGATGCAGATGCAACGCAAGCATTTAGAAGCTCAATGAATAGTGGAATATTAAATACTGTATTAATGGGAACACCGGCAGACAAACCTAATATTGTTGATGGTATTGTTTATATACCTATGCGTGTTGCTAAACGTTTTGGTTTGTCAGAAGACCCTAAATATCGTGGATATGCAAGAATTGAGAACGGATTATTAGGGTTACCATTTCAATTTTATTCTTATACATTTGCTGCGACCAACAAAATTACTGCTGCCTTTGCACAAGGACAAATTAAAAACAGAGCTGCCGCAGTTGTTACAAGTGTTGCACTTGGGTATTTATCTATGGATTTAAAAACACCGGATTATGTTACTGATAAAATGGAATGGCCTGATTTGTTAGCTAGATCGATAGATAATTCAGGTCTTATTGCTATGTATTCAGATTTTTATTATAGAGCTTTGCATACATCTGCACAATTAGGTGGCCCTGATATTGGAATGGGAACAATTAATCCAAAGTTTCCAGTAAAACCAAGTGTGATTGATCCTGTCACAGATGTTTTAGGTGCAGGGCCAAGTATAGCAACCGATATAACTAAAGGTGTAATGGATGTTGTTCAAGGTAATGTAAGTGAAGGCTCTAAACAAGTTGTTAGAAATTTGCCCGGAGCAAGAATGTGGTTTTGGAAAGATGAAATGAATCAACTTACAAATGCTTTCAAATCTTTTGGTAGATATTAAAGTATTTGTGCGTTGCACACAATTACAACAACAAATAAGGTGCGAATATGACAATTACTTTAAGTGACAGATCACCAAGAGAATCTTATACAGTAGCAGAAGGTGTTACTCAAACTCAATTTACTGTTCCGTTTGAGTTTTTTGATGCAGAAGATTTAAATTTTTATGTTGATGGTACTAAAAAAGATTTAACTACACATTACACAGTAACAGGTGGTAGTGGTGCAACTGGTACAATTAATACAACAGCAGGTAATAGTGTTACTGGAATTACAGGTGGTTCTACTGTAGTTGTTACAAGATCAATAGCTCTTGATAGGATTACTGATTTCCCATCATCAGGTGCATTTGATGTTGCAAAACTAAATACAGAGCTTGATAGATTCACAGCAATTGCTGATGATATAAGCGATGATGTTGTCCGTTCTTTACAATTAGCTGACGATGATCCCGCTTCATCTATGACTCTTCCTTCTAAAGCAGATAGATTAGGTACTGTTTTAGGATTTAATGAAACTACTGGTGCTGCTGAAGCAGGCCCTACAATAGCTAATGTTAATTCCCTTGCTAATATAACATCAAATATAAACACATTAGGAGGTATTTCTGCTGATATAACAACATTGGCACATATAGAAGATGGAACTACAGCATCTAACGCAATACAAACAGTTGCTACAAATGCTGATGCAGTTGTTACAGTTTCACAAAACACAACTAATATGACCAATATAACTAACAATCTTTCAGCAGTACAAAATGCTAGTGCAAATGCTATACTTGCAGAAAACTATGCCACTAAAACAGATGGTGAAGTAGAAACATCACCTGATACATATTCAGCTAAAGCATGGGCTATTGGTGGTAATGGCATTAATGACACGAATGGTGCAGGAAGTGCAAAGGATTGGGCAACTGATACTACCAATCAAGTTGATGGTCAGGATTATTCAGCTAAAGAATATGCTATTGGTACACAACGTAGAAATGCTGCTAATGGTGGTTCAGCAAAGGATTGGGCAACATATACTGGTGGCACAGTAGATGATAGTGGTTATTCTGCTAAGTATTGGGCACAACAAGCAGCAGCATCCAAAACAG